ACCAAGTGGTTTGACGATGTGCAAATCATTAAACGCAAATCTAAATTGTTATGTAATCCTGAAGCCCATGGTTTCAACGAATTTTCATATCGACAGGATTTGGATTCTGCCATTGAACGTGGTGAATCTATTCGTATTGCTACAGAGGGCAATTCTCTGGTTGAGAAACGTATTGTTTTGAGTTTGTTGAATGAAATTAAATCCATAAAATGCGATTTGTGCACTAAGAGCGCAGCGCGTGGTCGGCGTACTGAACCTTTTTCCATTTTGATTAGTGGAGGTTCTGGTATTGGTAAATCGACCTTGAAAGATTTATTGCGTTTGCATTTTGCAAAGGTTGAAAACCTAGATTCTGATGATATTTTCTGTTTTACCAAAAATCCAACTGCAAAATTTTGGGATGGTTATACCACTTCACAATGGTGTGTTGTTCTGGATGATATTGCATTTATGGCTCCTCGAATAGCTCCAAATGGAGACCCTTCGTGCATGGAGTTTTTGCAAATAATCAATCCAGTTCCACATTGTCCAGACCAAGCTGCATTGGAGGATAAGGGTCGCACCCCATTAAAGGCGCGTCTCGTTATTGGTACTACCAATACTGAAAATTTGAATGCTCACTATTACTTTGCTTGTCCATCTGCTGCTCAGCGGCGTTTTCCATATATATTATCTGCTACGCCAAAGGCCGAGTACGTAAATTCTGATGGGATGTTGGATCCTTCTTTAACACCCGCCCCTATTGCTGGGCAGTATCCCAATTTTTGGGATTTTGTTGTGAAGAAAGTTCAACCTCGACCACACAGTATGTCGCGTTATCAAGCTGAGACTATTATATTACTGGAAACAAGTGATATCAATGAATTTATTGATTGGTATACTTCCGCAATTCAATCTTTCAAGATTGCTCAGAATGCCGTTGAGGTTTCTGTTAAGAATATGCGATCTGTGCCATTGTGTGTCAGTTGTTATAAAATTTGCTGCGTGTGCGAACACGCCACAAAGTTTTCTAATGAAGGGGACTACAATAGCACAGTTGTTCCAGTTATATTTTGTCAAGTTTGCAGTCGCTATGATTGTGTATGTGAATTACAGACTGCTCAAATAGGTTTAGCTCGTTTTTTGCAACTAATTCAAAGTTTTGCAGCATCTATAGGAAACGCGACG